TGAATGCAGCTTTGAGGCCGCAATCATCGGCGCTTACTACGGCAAGGAAATGCGCGAGGCCGAAACAGAAGGCCGCATTTGCCGTGTGCCGCATGAGCCTGGCGTTCCCGTCGTTACTGCATGGGACTTGGGCGTGTCCGATAGCACCGCGATCTGGTTTGCGCAGTTTGTGGGGAAAGAGCGCCGGATAATCGACTATTACGAGGCCAGCGGCGTCGGGCTTGACCATTACGCCAAGGTTATCAGCGAAAAGCCGTATCTTTATGAAACGCATATCCTGCCGCATGACGTGCGAGTGCGCGAGCTTGGATCTGGCAAAAGCCGGATTGAGATGCTGAACGCGCTAGGTATCAGCAAAATTGATATCGCGCCGCAACTGTCGATCGAGGACGGTATTCAGGCCGCGCGCCTGTTTATCAAGACGGCATGGTTTGACGAGGGCATAGGCAGAGGGCTTGAAAGCCTGCGGCAATATCAGCGCGATTGGGATGAAAAGGGAAAGACGTGGCGGTCACGGCCTAAACACGATTGGACTTCGCACGGGGCCGATGCTTTTCGTTATCTTTGCACGGGATACAAGCCCAAAGATGATTGGGGCAAGCCGATCAAGCGCAATTTGCGCGGCATCGCATGATGTGCTAAGGTGCGGCAAGCCATAGGGGTTAGCCATGCCATTGAAGTCTGGGAAGTCGGCCAAGGTTGTCAGCGCCAATATCCGCAAGGAAATGGAAGCAGGTAAGCCACAAAAGCAGGCAGTTGCGATTGCATTGTCGAAAGCAGGTAAGGGCAAGAAGAAATGAAGATCGAGGACGCCGTTTCCGGCATGTATAAGCCTACTATCCCTTCGGCTGCTGAGATCAAGCGCAACACGCAGAATGCGATTGATAACTGGATGCTTGGACCTGATGTTCCAAACAATCGTGATGGCGCAAACGCGCCTTACTGGCGGTCACTGGCCGAGGCATGGGTGATTGACGAGAGAGAAGCGCGACGCCGCACTTGCGGTAACTGCGAGTATTACGACAACACGCCAGAGCGCAAAGAAATGATGGAGGCTATCCCGTTCAACCAGTTTGATAACGGAGCGGGATATCGTGGATACTGCACTAAGCTGAAGTTTATCTGCCATGATCTGCGGTCTTGCATTGCTTGGGATCGCAAAGACTTCGAGGAAGATCAATGAGCATCGCGACCTATTCAGAACTCAAAACAGCGGTTGCTGATTTCCTGAACCGCCAAGATTTGACAGCCATTGTTCCCACGTTCATTTCTCTGGCAGAGGCAGGGTTTAACCGCACCTTGCGGCATTTCAGCCAAGAGACCATTGCCACGATCAGCATGGATGCTGCGCGGGAAAGCCTGCCGACTGATTGGGTTGAGACTATCCGCTTTGCGCTGACTGATCTGGGCGAGATTGAGCTGGTTAGCCATGCCATGATGATGGACCTGCGCGCGACTGAGGAAGGTTCAGGGACGCCGCGCTATTTCACCCATTCCGCAGGGCAGATTGAGGTTTATCCCGCGCCGGGATCGGCAACGTCTGGCGAGTTGCTCTACTTCGCCAAGGTTCCGGCTCTGTCTGACATTGCCACAACGAACTGGCTGCTGACCGCCGCGCCTGACGTGTATCTGTATGGCGCGCTGTTGCATTCTGCGCCGTATCTCAAGGATGATGCGCGTGTGCCTGTGTGGCAGGCGCTGTATGGGCAGGCTATGGCTGAGTTGCAGCTATCCAGCGACCGCGCCAAGTATAGCGGGCCGCTTCGCATGAAAACCAAATTGGGGAATTGATATGGCCGACACCACAACGACGACCTACGGTCTAGTCAAGCCGGAGGTTGGGGCATCAGAAAATACTTGGGGCGGAAAGTATAACACTATGCTGGATGCTGTTGATGATCTGCTAGATGGAACAACCGCAATCAAGCCAAACCTTGACGCGGGACTGTGGAAGGTTGGCGGGGTCGCTGTCACTAGCACGGCGGCGGAGTTGAACATCCTTGACGGGGTTACGGCAACCGCTGCTGAGTTGAACATCCTCGACGGTGTGACCGCGACGGCGGCGGAAATCAACAAACTGGCCGGAACGCCTGTGGGTCTAACCGCGACCGAGTTGGGCTATGTGGACGGAGTGACAAGCGCCATTCAGACGCAGCTTGACGCAAAGCAGCCGCTGGACGCTGATCTGACTGCATTGGCAGGGCTGGCATCTAACGGCATGATCGCGCGCACGGGCGCTGGCACTGTCGCTGCGAGAACCATCACGGCAGGGCAGGGCGTTACGGTCACGAATGGCGATGGCATATCGGGAAACCCTACGATTGCGACGGCTGGATTTGGTGCGGGGCAGACTTGGCAGAACGTGGCCGCATCACGCGCGCTATCCACTACCTACACCAACTCGACTGGGCGGGCTATTTTCGTAAGTGTCGCTGTCGTCTGGGGGAATGCGACGGGGACAATCACGCTTACCATTGACGGGATTGTTGTGCAGAAATTCTGGTCAAACCCTGACAGTTCCGACATGAGCCTTTCGGTTTCGGCTGTTGTTCCGGCTGGGTCTACCTATTCTGTTGTGCAAACATCCAACGTAGCGGCTGGCGTGATTGAGTATTGGGCGGAGCTTCGGTAATGGCGCTTATCCAGCTTGCCATTCCGCCGGGGGTTTACAAGAACGGCACCGAGTTTCAATCGGCTGGCCGCTGGTATGACGCAAGCCTTGTGCGCTGGACGGAAGGCACGATCCGGCCCGTAGGTGGATGGCTAACGCGCGGAACTATTACTGACAAGCCTATTCGCGGCGCGCTGGCATGGCAGGACTTGGCGGGCGATCGATGGCTTGCCGCTGGCACTTACGAAAAGCTGTTTGCCATTAGCGCCAGTGGAACGGTGACGGATATCACGCCTGCGGGTTTCACAGCAGGAACGGCAACGTCTACGGTCAACACGGGGTTCGGCGGTGGATTTTTCGGCGTTGGAACTTTTGGCACCGTCCGCACGGCATCTACGACCTACGACGAGGCTACAACGTGGAGCCTTGATAACTGGGGTGAGTATCTGGTGGCGTGTTCGCCGGATGACGGCAAGCTGTATGAGTGGCAGTTGAATACGGCCAACGATGCTGTAGCTATTACCAATGCGCCAACGTCCTGCCTTGGTCTTGTCGTCACGGCTGAACGGGTGCTGTTTGCGCTTGGGGCTAGTGGCAACCCGCGATTGGTCAAGTGGTCCGACGTGGAAGATAACACGGTTTGGACCGCAGCCGCTACAAACGAGGCTGGAGAGTTTGAATTGCAAACATCCGGGCAGATCATGGCGGGTGTTCGGACGCGCGGGCAAACTCTGGTTATCACCGATCTGGATGCGCATGCGGCAACGTATCTCGGCCCGCCGTTTGTCTATGGGTTTGACCGCGTAGGATCGGCCTGCGGGCTTGTATCTCGCAAGGCTGTTGCGGTTGTGGACGCAGGCGCGTTCTGGATGGGGCAGCGGTCATTCTTCCGATACGCTGGAAACGTGGTGGAGGATATCCCGTGCGAGGTATCCGACTACGTTTTCACCGAAATGAACCGCGCGCAACAAAGCCTGATCTTTGCTATTCCAAATGCGCAGTATGGGGAAATCTGGTGGTTTTACCCTGCGGCGGATGGGACTGAATGCAGCCGCTATGTAGTCTATAACTACAAGGAAAACCATTGGTCTGTTGGGTCATTGGCGCGGACGGCTGGCATTGATCGGGGTGTATTCCGCAACCCGATCTGGTTTTCACCGGCTGGAATTGCTTACAATCACGAGACCGGAGACGCGCGTGATGGCGATGTATTCGCGCAGTCTGGGCCTGTGTCGCTAGGTGCTGGAGATCAGGTCATGAATGTCATGGAGTTGATCCCTGACGAAAAGACGCAAGGCGGCGTAACGGCTACGTTCAAGACTCGGTTTCACCCGAATGACACCGAGCGGGAATATGGTCCTTATAACATGGCAAACCCGACGAATGTTCGGTTTGCAGGGCGACAAGTATCCATGCGGATTGAAGAGGCGACGGCAAGCGATTGGCGCGTAGGAGTGCAGCGCGTTGAGGTTATTCCGGGCGGGCGTCGATGAGCCAATTTAACCCGCCACCGATCGGACCTGACTGGACGCAATGGGCGCGGCAACTTAGCGCCGCGCTTCGCCGTTTCTGGCCTAACCTGCAATTCAAAAACACGAATGACACCGCTGCGGAAAACGGTATCCTTCTTTGGGATGAAACCAATGGGTATCCGGTTGTATCCAAGGATGGATCATGGCGGCAGATTGTCTTGGCGGATGGCTATGCGGTGTTAGCTCAGGATGCGGATATTACGGCTGCTGCTGCCAATACCGCATATCCGATTGAATGGGACACGCCCGCTGCGGCAAGTGGGATTACGCTTGCCGGATCGCCCGCAACTCGCGTTACGTTTACCGAAGCAGGCCAGTATATGCTGGCATTCTCGGCACAGATTTACAGCACATCTGCAAGCGCCGTAACGTTCAAGTTTTGGCCGCGCGTGAATGGTTCAGATGTCTCCGGGTCAACAATGGCGAATACGCTGCATTCCAACGGGTCAACAATCGTTGTTAGCAGAACGTCCATATTTAACTTTTCGGCTGGCGACTATTTGCAAGCCATGTGGGCGACTGACAGCACAAGCGGATCATTGAAGGCAATTGCGGCTGCATCGCCAGCACCTGCTACGCCTTCTGTCACGCTTTCTATCACAAGGATTAGGCAGTGATTAATATTCTAGACTATCAGGATTGGATCAATGACGCCTTGGAATACAACGGCGGAACGCATAGCTTTGAGGATATTGTTGACGGGGTTTTATCGGGTGAAATGCAGATTTGGCCTGCGCCTAAGGGGGTAGCAATCACACAGATTTTGCGCTATCCTCGCAAGCAAGTTTTGCACGTCCTTTTAGCCGCTGGCGATATGGATCAGCTAACCGACATGCTCGACGCCGCTTCCGATTGGGGCAGAGCGCAGAATTGCACATCAATGACAATGGCGGGTCGCCTTGGATGGGCTAGGGTTTTGCCCAAGCATGGATGGAAGCAGACAATGATTGCGATGGAAAGGGCTATCTGATGGGCGGCATTCTTGGCGGAAGTCAGAAATCTACGACGCAAATCCCTGAATGGGTAAAGACGGCAGCGCAACAGAATATTGCGCGGGCTAATCAGGCTGCACAGATCGGCTATACGCCGTATTATGGCGCTGATGTGGCCGCGTTCACACCTATGCAGGATGCAGCATTCGCCAACACCGGACAGGCTGCAAACGCCTTCGGACTGCCAAGCGCGGCTGGTAACGGCATGCCCGCGCCCCAAACCTTCGCAGGCGGTGTGCAGGGCTATTCGTCGGGCGGCATGTTTGACCAAGCATTGGCGGCGCTAAGGGCCGCACGTCCGGGTCAAGCTGCGGCGATTGACGCGATGTTTATCAATCCGCAAACCGGGCAGATGGGCAATGCGGCAATGTCGCCAACTCCGGCCATTCCTACTGCGCCCGTGTATGCCCGTGGCGGCGCGCCTGTAACTTCTGGCGGGGGATCTAGCTACTCGCTGCTAAACATGGCGCCGCCTGGATCTGGCGGTGGGTTTAACCTTGGCGGATACACAAGCCTGCTGGATATCTTCGACGGTGGCGGCAAGGGCGCAAAAGGCGACGGGCTGCTGTCAACCATCGGCAACTTCGTGAAGGGGAAATAGCATGGCAGGTGCAGGCGGCGGCACTCCGCAACAACCCGCAAACGTATATCAGCAATCGGCTGGGGCGTATCAAGGCGCGCTAGGCGGAACGGCTGCGGCAATGGGCGGGCCTAACATTGCGGCATTTCAAAACCCATACACGCAGCAGGTTGTCGGCACGTCGCTTGATGCGCTAAACCGCGCGCGGCAGATGGGTATCAACGATATCGGAGCACAAGCGCGGCAGGCTGGTGCGTTTGGCGGATCGCGGCATGGCGTGGCTGAGGCTGAGACGAACCGCGCGTTCTTGGATCAGGCTGGGCAAATGGCGTCCAACCTAAATATGCAGGGCTTCAACACCGCGCTAGGCGCGGCGCAAAATCAGCAAAACACGATGCTGCAAGGCGCAGGGCAGTTGGGCAATCTGGCAAATCTTGGCTTTGGATTTGGTCAGCAGATCGGCCAGACACAAGGCTCACAAGGGGCGCAACAGCAGGCGCTGCAACAGGCGCTTATTGACGCTGCCAAGGCTCAGTATGGTGGATATACGTCATCGCCGCAAATGTCGCTAAGCGGTCCTCTGGCGGCTGTTGGTGGCATTCCGGGCGGCGGCGGATCTACGCAAAAAACATCGCAGTCGCCGGGGCTGTTCAATATCTTCGGCGCGCTGTTGGGGCTATAAATGGGCGATAGGCAGTCTGACTTTGTAAACATGATGCTGCCGTATGCTATTGCGGTTGGCAAAAAAACTGGCCTTGATCCTCGATTGGTTATTGCCCAATCGGCACTTGAAACTGGATACGGACAATCAGCGCCGAACAATAACTACTTCGGGGTCAAATCGCACGGCAAGCAAGGTGGCGCGACCATGGCGACCACTGAGGTTTATAACGGTCAGCCTACGCGGGTTAATGACAGTTTCCGCACATACTCAAACCCGGGCCAAAGCGCGGCTGATTATGCGCAGTTTTTGCTTGATAACCCTAGATATCGTGGGGTTTTGGCTGAAACTACGCTTGGCGGTCAAATCAACGCCATGGGGTCATCTGGATATGCAACGGACCCGCAGTATGCAGACAAGTTGCGCGCCATTGCTACGGGGTTGCCGATCAGCGAAGGCGCAATGATTGGAGCGGAAACGATGGCGGCGCTTGGCAAGGGGCCGACTGTCAGCTTTTTGCCGAATGGCGATATGAACACGGGGGGCGGCGGTATGGCTGGCAACAATGTAACCATGTCAACGATGGGCGGTCAGCAAGAGCAAGCGCCGTCAATCTGGAATAACCTGTTCGGCGGGGCGCTTGCTGATCCTGACAAGCGGGCGCGGCTGGCGATTGCCTTGGAAGGCATGACGCTAAATCCCAACCAAGCATTGATCCAGACGCAGGCGGAAGGCATCAAGTCGCGCGCGGATGAAAAGAAGGCTGCAACCGAAATCAACCGAACGGCGGCTTGGCTTCGGTCGCAGGGGCGCGATGATCTTGCGGCGGCTGTGGAAAGCGGGGCGCTTGGTGGACGGGATGCGGCGGGGATTGCCATGCAGCCTGCGCCTGTGCCTGAGGCCATTCAACCGCAATCTGCGGCGGGGAAACTTGAGGCAGACTATCGGGCTGGCCTGATTACGCCAGAAGCATACAAAGCAGGCATTGCAAGCCTTGCACCGAGCGGGACAGCTATCAGCATTGGCCCGAATGGTGAAGTGATGTTTGAGCAGGGGACGGGGGTTCAGGCCAAGCCGTTTACTGAGGCTCAGGGAAAAGACGTAGTTTATTCAACTCGTGCGCGGGGGGCTTTGGAAGCATTTGAACCTGTTGCAAATGCTCTGACTTCACGCACGGCAAGGGCGGCTGAATATGATCCGACAGGATTGGCGCGTGGCGCTGTCCAGAGCGATGAATATCAGGTAGCCAAAAATGCTGGCGATGAATTCCTGCAAGCTATCCTGCGCAAGGATACTGGTGCTGCGATTACATCTCAGGAACAGGCATTGTATGGCGAAACATACCTGCCGCAGCCCGGTGACAATGAGGCATTGCTTGCGCAGAAGAAAGCCGCGCGGCAGCGGGCTATTGTCGCACTTGAGGCTGGCATGTCGCCTTCGATGATTGTCGCGCAGGAAAAGGCGCTTGGCAAAGGCGCAACGGCTACTGTCCCTGCCGGAGTTGACCCTGAAGATTGGGCCGTTATGACGCCCGAAGAAAAGGCAGCGTTCCAATGACACCAGAACAGGAAGCCGCAATTGCAGCCGCAAAAGCCCGCCGCGCGGCAAATGGTGGATTGACTGAGGATCAAGCTGCGGCTGTAGCAGCGGCCAAGGCGCGGCGCGCAAACCCCGCGCAGATCATGGCGGAGCGGTCTGCGGCACAAGGTGGCATTGAGGGCGCTGTAGCACGGGCTGCACCGTTGAACCAAATGACAATGGATGAAGTACTGTTGTCTGGCGCGCCTACTGGCATGGCACCGCTAATTAAGTTTAACGAGGGATTGCCATTCATCGGGTCTTACACTGACGAACTAGCTGGACTTATCGGCGGGCAGCAAGCGCAAGACTATCAGCGCGCTATTTCCGAAGCATATCAGCGCCAAAATCCAAACAAGTCTATGGCGCTTGGCCTTGGAGGGTCTGCGCTTGGCACGGCTGCAACTATCGCAGCAACGCCTGCGCGGGTGCTTTCTGCGATTGCTGGCCCTGTAGGTATGCGGACGCTTCCGGCTGTAGGTCGCGGGTTGCTTGCTGGCGCGGCTGGCGGGGCTGTAGAGGGCGGTATCTATGGCGCTGGCACGGGCACGGATGCTGCATCTAGGGCCGCTGGGGCGGGACAAGGCGCGGCGGTAGGCGGTGCGCTTGGCGGTCTGCTCGGTGGCGTTATGCCGCTTGTCGCAAAGGGTGCGCAGAATGTCATGGGATACGTCAACCGCAGCGACGTAGATCAGATCGCTAAAGAGTTTGGCATTTCAAAGCAAGCTGCAACGGTCATCCGCAACACGTTTGACCAAGGCGGGGACTTCAATGCGGCGCGCGATGCTGTTTTGCGGGCTGGCGATGAAGGCATGGTAGCAGATGCAGGTTTTGCGGCGCAGGCTTTGCTTGACGCATCGGCATCAACTGGTGGTCAGGCTGGAACGATTGCGCGCAATGAAATCGAAGGCCGCATGATCCGCACGAATGAGGCACTTGATACTGGCCTCGATGCTGCGCTAGGTCCGGCACCGCTTGGGCCAAAGACTGCCGTTGCTGACATTGCGCGCCGCACAGCGCCAGCGCGGGGTGACGCATACCGCGCAGCGTATAGCACACCGATTGACTACGCATCCGGCCAAGGGCGCGCCATTGAAGAAGTGCTGTCTCGTATTCCTCACAAAGACCTGATGGGCGCGATTGAAGAAGCCAACGCGCAAATGCTGGCCGATGGCGTGACCAATCAGCAGATCATGGCGACCATCCTTGACGATGGGCGCGTAGTTTACCGAGAAATGCCAAACGTGCAGCAGCTTGACGAAATCAAGAAATCCTTGCAGCGCATGGCGTATTCACCAGCCAATACGGACGCATTCGGGCGGCTGACTGGCACGGGGCAACGGTATAACTCGCTTGCGGGTCAACTGCGCGATGCGACCGCATCCGCTGTGCCTGATTATGGGACTGCCGTGCAGATCGGCGGCGACAAGCTGGCCGAGGATCGTGCTTTTGACCTTGGGCGCAACATCCTTAACCCAAAAACGGAGATTGAGGAAGTTGGGCTTGAGTTGGGGAAAAACCCGTCTCAAGCACAGCTTGCAGCGGCAAAGTCAGGGCTTCGCAGCGCAATTTACAAGACGATGGGAGATGTGCGCGCCATCGCGTCAGACCCAAACATTGACGCCCGCGAAGTTGTCAAAGCCGTAACGGATATGTCTAGTGCCAATGCCCGCGCAAAGATCAAGGCGCTGATGGGCAAAGAAGCTGACGCATTGCTAAAGCAGATTGACCAAGCCGCGCAATCTGCACAAGTGCGCGCTGCAATGGCTGTCAATTCAAAGACAGCCATTCGTGGGAATATCAAGGCTGACGTTACCGCATTGACTGAGCCGGGCATCATTGGCAGCGCCATGCAGGGAGAGCCTGTAAACACTTCAAAAGCGCTTATTCAGGCAGTTACAGGCCAGACAAAAGAGTATACAGTGGCGCAACAGCAAAAAATCTTTGCAGACATTGCAAAGGCGCTAACTGAGAAAAAAGGCAAATCAGCTTTGGCGGCATTGAATTACATTGAGCAAGCCATGAAAGGTCAGCCTTTAACGGCTGCGCAGAATGAATTTGTCGCGCAGCAGATTGCCGCGTCTGGTTTGTTTGGCGGTGTGCCAGCATTGCAAAATGTTACGGGGGCGCGATAATGGCAAAACTGACAAAGCAAAACATTCAGAATATCGTAACGCAATCCGTCAGCGATGCAGTTGCATTCATCCAGTCTGAAATCGCGCCGGATCGGATCAAAGCGCAAAAATACTTCAACGGGCGAGTTGGCATTTCCCACGAGGAAGGCCGATCAAAGGTTGTGGCAACCAAGGTGCGGGATACCATCCGCGCCGTAAAGCCTGCGCTAATGCGGGTATTTTTGCAGACTGACAAGCCCGTCGAGTTTATTCCGCGCACACAAAATGCCGTCAAAGCGGCGGAGCAAGCTACGTCATATGCGCAATATGTGTTTGAGCAAAACGATGGTTTTACCGCGCTACATGGGGCGTTTCATGACGCGCTGATTAAGAAGGTTGGCATTATCAAGGTTTTCTATGAGGAGACCGATGATGTGGAATTTGACGAATATAGCGGCCTGACGTTTGAGCAAGCCGCCGCGATTGCGCTTGATCCAGAAGTCGAAGTGATTGAGCAAGAGGTTGAAGAAAACGGCTCGATTGAGATGAAAGTCAGCCGCAAAAACACGGCTGGCAAGATCAGGTTTGTAAACGTCGCGCCGGAAGATTTCTTTGTTGATCGGTCAGCAACGTCTATTCGCAATTGCTATGTGTGCGGGCATTCCACCGAGGGGAGGGTCAGTGATCTGGTCGCCATGGGCTTTGATCTAGAGGAAGTGCTGACCTACGCAGGGGCAAAGTCTGGCGGGACTGAGGAAGAAGAACAGCTTGCCCGCAGCAACTTCGCGGATGAAAACGACGACGAAAACGCACTTGATCCGTCAATGCAAAAGATCATTATTACAGAAGCCTACATGCGGATGGATATTGAAGGCACGGGCGTAGCCAAGCAATACAAATTCATTTGCGCGGGCGATGGGTATCACATTCTCAACACCGAACTTTGCGACTATAACCCGTTTGCGGTTTTTGAGGTGGACCCTGAGCCGCATGCCTTTTTTGGTCGGTCTCTGGCGGATATTATCCTTGACGATCAGGACGCCAGCACATCGCTTCTGCGCGGCTTGCTGGATAGCATCGCCATGGCAAACAATCCCGGCGTGGAAATGGTAGAGGGGCAGGTTAACGCTGACGATCTGCTGAACAATGAAATCGGGCGAGTTGTTCGGGTTAAAGCCCCCGGCATGATCCGAGAATTCAGCATCGGCAATGCGGCATCTGCGGCGCTTCCGGCTATGCAGTTTTATGACGAAACGATCCGGCAAAAGACTGGCATTATTGGCGCTGGCATGGGCTTGGATGCTGACGCTCTGCAAAGCCAAACAGCGGCAGGGGTGCGGCTTGCAGATCAGACTAGCAACGCTGTTTCTGAGTTGATCGCCCGGACATTGGCAGAAGGCGGGATGCGGCAGCTATTCGAAAGCATTGCCAAGCTGTGCCGCCAGCATCCAGACGCCAATGCCATGATGCGCATCAATGGCGAGTTTGTGCCTGTTGACCCGACATCGTGGGGGTCTGACATGGATGTTATCGCAAATGTCGGCCTTGGCACTGGGCGGCAGGAAGAACGCGTGATGGCCCTCAATCAAGCGTTTCAGGTACAAAGCCAAATCTGGCAGGCATATGGCCCCGGAAACGGCATTGTGACCATGACAAACATTCGCAACACTCTGGCCGATCTGCTGAAGTTGGGCGGCGTGTATAACGCGGATCGCTACTTTGAGCCTATGTCGGCAGAGAAGGAGCAAGCCCTGATGGCGCAGAAGGCGCAAGAGGCGGCGATGGCGCAACAGATGGGCGGTCAGTCTGATCCGAATGCCGCATTCTTGCAGGCGGAACAAATGAAGGTTTCGGCGCGTGTTCAAACTGACATGCAGAAAAACCAACTGACTGCAATCAATGACGCGGCAAAGATTGACCTTGAACGCGACAAAATGGCGCAAGACTTGGCAATTCAAGTTGCTGAAATTCTTGGGAAATACGGTGCGACGATTGACGTTGCGCGGTTGAAACAAGAGCAAGCTACTAACGGCATGGGGATGATGGGTGGATATTGACCGCACTGCTATGGACGCCAATAGGCTGTTGCTTGACGATGGGTTGCAGGCTGTTTTTGCCTCAATTATCAATGCAGCGGCGGGGGTTTTTTTTAATCCTAATTCTGCTATAAGTGATATCGAAATAGCTCACCAAAAGGTGAAGGCTGTTGAGTTTATCAAATCCGAATTGCAATCGCGCATTGACGCGAAGGCAATAGCGGACAAACGCAAAAGGACTTTGGACCGTGACTGACACGACAGAGCAAGAAATCAGCTTGGAAAGCGCCGCTGCGCTTTTGCTTGCGCCAGAAGAACAGCCGGAAGAAGCTGAAGCCGAGGTAACGCAGGAAGCGCCCGAAATTTCAGATGAAGCGGTTGACGAACCCGATGATGCGCCGGATGAAACCGCATCGGATGATGAAGCAGAAACGGAAAGCGCCGATCAAGAGCAGCCGCAATCCTTCACCGTTAAAGTTGACGGCAAAGAGGTTTCGGTGACGCTGGATGATCTCAAGCGATCCTATTCCGGTCAGGCTTACATTCAGCAGGGTATGCAGCAAGCGGCTGCGGCAAAGAAAGAAGCCGAAACGCTAGCGCAAACTTTGCAGGCCGAACGGCAACAACTGATTAACGTTGTGAGCCAACTTCAACAGACAGGCATTAAAGCGCCGCCCGCAGAACCTGACATGGAGATGCTGAATAAAGACCCGATTGGGTATATTCAGGATCGCGCACGATATGAAGCCGAGATGAAGGCATATGTCGCGCAACAGGAGCAACTGCGGTCAATTCAGGATCAGGCTTCGCAAGCAGAATTGGCGCGACGCACTGAATTTGTGCGCGGGCAGGCTGAAATCCTGAAACAACGCATTCCGGCTTTTGCAGACCCGCAGAAGGCGAAAGAGTTGCAGGCGCAATTGGCATCAACTGCTGTTGAGGGTTATGGATTTAGCGCGGAAGAAGTGGCGGGAATTACCGACGCTCGCGCGGTTCAGGTTCTACACGACGCAGCGCAATGGCGCGCGCTTCAGGCGGGCAAGGCAATGGCGAAAAAAACGCCGGAAGCACCCCGCACGGTGAAGCCCGTGGCCCGTGCGGCGGATCAAGTTGGCGTCAATCGGCAAAAGCAACTGCAACAGGCAAAGCGAACTGGCAAGGTCGAGGACTTTGTTGGCCTGTTGTTCAAATGACCTCATCGCCAAAAAGGATTGATCCATGGCACAACCTGTAAATACCTTCGACAGCTACGATATGCGTGGCATCCGCGAAGACCTTTCGGACATGATCTATAACATCTCGCCGGAAGAAACCCCGTTCTATTCGTCTACGGCCAAGGCAAAGGCCAGCAACACACTGCACGAATGGCAAACCGACGCCCTGCGCGCATCGGGTGACAACGCTCACATTGAGGGTGACGATACCACGCCGGAAGCCCGCACCGCGACCACCCGTCTGGGCAACTACACGCAGATTTTCAAAAATGCCGTGACTATTCCCGGCACCGATGATGGTCTGAACAAGGCTGGCCGCGCGCGCGAAATGGCGTATCAAGTCCTGAAAATTGCTAAAGAGCAAAAGAAGGACATTGAAAAGGCGCTGTTTGCAAACCAAGCCCGCGTGGCAGGTTCTGGCACTGTCGCCCGCCGTCTGGCTGGCACGGGCGCTTGGATCAACACCAATACGGACGTTGGTTCTGGCGGTTCTGACCCGACTGGCGATGGCACCAACGCCCGCACCGACGGCACCCAAGCGGCGTTCTCGCAAACGCGCTTTGATAACGTCATGCAGCAAATCTGGGTTGCTGGTGGCGCGCCTGATAGCGTGTATCTGTCGGCATTCCAGATGCAAGTTGCGCAGGGCTTCACTGGCAATAACAACCAGAACTCGATCATCAAAGCCGAAGGCGAAAAGGTGATCAAGCATATGGCTGTGTATGTCACCCCGTGGGGCACTGTCACCTTCAAGCCGACCCGCGAAAACCGCTCGCGCGACGTGTGGGTCATGCAAAATGACATGTGGAAGATCGGCGTTCTGCGCCCGACGTTCAACTCGGAACTCGCCAAGACTGGCGATAACGACAAGCGTCAGGTCATCACCGAATTGACCCTCGTCTGCGCCAATGAAGCCGCTCATGGCCTCATTGCTGACTGCACCACTTCGTAAGGGAGAGCCAACAGATGGCTTCTGAATATAAACCTAACTTCGTGGTCAATACTGTGACCGCATCGACCACTCTGACGGCTGATGGCTACGCAGGCACGACTATCGTGCTGAACGCGGCTGCTGGCCTGACGTTGACCCTGCCGGATGCTACGGGGTCCGGTTGCTCGTTTGAGGTGATTGTTGGTACGACTGTCACTTCAAACAGCTACCTGATCAAGGTTCCGGATGCGAACAATACAATGGTCGGCAACGCCCTGCTTGCTCAGGACGCTGGTGATAGCGCAGTGATGTTTGAGGCTGGCGCTACGGCTGACACGATTACCATGAACGGCACCACGACTGGCGGTCTTGCTGGCACGCGCGTGCGCTTGATCGACATTGCTGCTGATAAGTGGTTTGTTGATATGGTTGGCGCTGCAACTGGCACCGAAGCCACTCCGTTCTCGGCAACGGTATGATAACAGAGGGGGCGGAAACGCCCCTTCTTTCCAATGGGGAATAAAATGCGCGTTAAAGTGATCTGCGATAATTTCCACTGGGCTGGCGTGAAATATCGCCGCGATGATGTGTTTGAGATTGACGCGGATATTGAACAATACGCGGGCAGAATTGAGGCTGTTAATGTCGAAGATATCGGAACGGTTGATCTTGGACGGGCAGAAGGCGATAGTGCAAGAGACGCACGACTTCAACCCGATCCTGAGCCACGCAAGCCAGCTACGCGCGGCAGGCCGCGAAAACTTCGGTGAGAGCAAACTTGTCGGCGTTGTGCCTATGAAGCTATGGGCGGAATGGGCAAAAGAAGCTGGCTTGAAACTAGACGACCCAGCTATGGGCGATATAATTGCCCGCAAGATGAACGACCCTGATTTTGCGCATTTGCGCGTGTGGAAAGGACGATACTAATGACCTTGGCAATCTCGCAATCCCCAGCCGCGCGCCGCATTATCGCAACGTGGTCGGCAGAAACTACGGCGGCAAACTCTAGCATCGTGCGCTATGAGCCTGAGTTTTCCATGGCTGTTTCTACCATTCAGGTTGCTGGCACGTTTGGCGGCGCTACTGTCACGTTTCTCGGCTCAAATGACGGAACGACCTACACGGCTATCAAAGACAACCTTGGCAACTCAATCAGCTTCACGGCGGCGGGTCAGGTTGAACTGTCGTCGGCGTATCGGTATTTTAAGCCGAATATCAGCGGCGGCACGTCTGATAGCCTGAATGTGTATCTTGTTCATTGGGCATAACTATGAACAAGAATGCAATTCGGCGCAGACGTCGCGGTTCAGGCGGATCATTGTCCGGCATTCTTTTCAGTGCGTCTGAACCCGGCGTCACCTTTGAGCCTTGGGATATCTCAACGCTGTTTCAGGACCGCGCTGGCACGACGCCTGTGACGGCTGCGGGGCAGAGCGTGGGGCTTCGGCTGGATAAGTCGCAAGGGCTGCGGCAGGGGCCGGAACTGGTCACGAATGGGACGTTTGATACCGGTATTGTTGGGTGGACCGTTACCAATGTCGTTTGGTCGGCTGGCGCGGCGTCCTTCACTGGAGCGCCTTCGCTTTCTCAGAATATGACCACAACGTCCGGCGTCACTTACAGAGTTACAGTTAGCATCAGTGGATTGACGGGTGGAAGCCTATGGCTTCGCTTCATCGGTGGAACTGCATCTAACACCCCGCTTTTTTCAAACGGGACAACCACATTTCTGCTGAAATCAAACGGGAATACTGCGCTTTTAATTGAGCAAGCGTCTGGGGCTATTACCGCAGGTTCCATCGACAACATCTCCGTCCGCGAACTCGCAGGCAATCACCAAGTCGCCGTGAGCGATGCCAAGCGCGGCGTGTATGGCTGGATGCCAAAGACGGGGCGTCGGAATTTGCTGAATGCAACCGACACCCTATCAACGCAATCTGTCACTGTTACCGCCGTGGCGCACACTCTGGCATTCACCGGAACCGGAACAGTGACGCTTTCCGGCGTGTCAACTGCGGGGCCTCTAGTCGGGACAGGCGCGGGCAACCGCGTGACGCTGACCTTCACACCCACGGCAGGCAGTTTGACACTAACCGTTAGCGGAAGCGTGACGCTGGCACAGCTTGAGATCGGATCATCCGCCACCGCATATCAGCGTGTCGCCTCGCAATACGACGTCACCGAAGCTGGCGTTCAAACCTGCTACTACGTCCAAGCGGACGGCGTGGATGATGCCTATGTGACCCCGACTATCACGCCGAACACGGATAAGGTGCAGGTGTTTGCTGGTGTGCGTAGGCTTGATAACGTAGGGTATGACGTGCTGATCGAAACAAGCGCATCATTTGACCTTAACAACGGAACGATCACCATTGGGAATACCGCTAACTGGATTTCTGGTTCAAAAGGGACTGTTGCAGCTACCACATCATTTGCCGCATCAGCACCAGTTTCTGCGGTGTTGACAGGTCTTGGCGATATTTCTGCTGACCGTGCTACTCTGCGTGTGAATGGCGCTCAGGTTTCACAGGTCACAACCGACCAAGGCACGGGAAACTACCTTGCCTACCCTGCCTATATCTACTCACGCGGTGGGTCGGCAAATCCATTCAACGGCTATGACTTCGGCCACGCCGTCCGATTCGGCCCTAACCTAGACGCTGCAACAATCGCACGGGTCGAAAGCCTAATCGCCCGCAACACGCCGGAGGTGACGCTATGACAAGCGCTGTCTTGATCCTGCCCGCCGCATATCGTGACGCTGGAAACGCCTTTGGAGTGGCGCAGGGGTGGGGAGATGGAAACTTCTCCGTGCCGCTGTCTGCCACTGGATTGGAGCCTGCAACGCACTATGGATGCCGCCCGGATGTTCAATCGGGATTCTTCGATCTTATGGCTGACCCACCTGTGGAAGCCCTACCGTTGCTGTCGGCTATGATATCCAGTTTTGAGGATAACGTGCAGCCCTATGACCACTGGATTGCTACGCTAGCAGAGAACGGCCTGACGCGGGTGGAAGTCGATGCTGGATAAGTTTCTGCATGTCGTAGCTGGCGCGGGTATCGCAGGCGTTGCGGCTTGGCTCAGCTATCCTCTGACCGGCGTGATTTTGGCTGCGATTGCTGCTATTGCCAAAGAAGCATGGGATCGGCGCGGCAATGGGACGCCTGAACTCGCCGATTTCATCGCAACAATGGTCGGAGCTATCGCGGGGGCACTATGCTTCGCCTCATCCTAGCCGAACTTCGCACCCCGTCTAATCAGCAAGGGCCGCTGCATGGAGCGTATGACAGGGCCGTGCAGGGGTTGGGCCATGCCATGATCGGCGCGGCTCTGGCAGGACCGCTTGGCGGCGTCTACGGCATGGCATTGGGGTTTCCGATTGCGCTGGCCTACTGGCTTATCAAAGAGCGCGGCGACATTGGCCGAGGCGGGGACGTGCGCGATGGGATCGAGGATGCGCTGATGGTCTGGATGGGCTGTTTCTACGGCCCGTGGTGGTGGCCTGCGCTTATACTGCTGTGCGGTGGGTATCTCATGCTGATGGGGGCGCGCCGTGCATTGGCCTGAATTGCTCAATTCGCAATCGCTCGACCGTTTCAGACCAATGTGGTTGGGGATCGAAAGCGCGCTGTTGGCGGTCGGTTTGCTGTTCTGGATTTCCATCGGTTTTGGCGTGGACAGTTTTAGCCCTGAGACATGGGGGGAATGGGCCTGCCAGTGGCCCGCTAGGTGGTGGGCGGCAGCGCAGGCTATCTCTGCTGCCATGATCGTTACAGGGCTATTGCGGCCCGTCACCGCGCGCCGTGTGGCCGTTGGCGCGGCAATACAGGCGACACAATTCGCGGCGCTGGCCTATTCCGCCACATTCACAGGGGGGCAATTCGTGATCGGCGTTTATCCGTCAATCCTATTTGTGCCGTTTCATCTGGTCCTGATGGTGGAGGCGCTCCGGTATGAACCCAAATGAAATTCCGGCGCTGTTCGTCAACCTCGGGCCGACTGGCTTTATCCTATGGTGGATTTTCAACACGTCACGGCAGGCCAAGGCAGAACCGAAAAGCGATCCGGTGAACGACAAGCTGGATAAGCTGATCGATGGGCAAAGCGCGCTGGATAAGCGGCTGGTCAAGGTTGAAACCATTCTGGAGGAACGGGGATGAACGCAGATTTCTGGACCGCTACGCGCAGACTATTCGGGGGGTCTTTGACGCAATCGCAGGTCAACGGGATTGAGACTATCTTAGCCGCTTCCGAAGGCCTGCCGATCGGTCATCGCGCCTATCTGCTGGCGACGGCGAAACATGAGACTGCCGACACCATGCAGCCAATCACCGAATATGGCGGGCGCAAGTATTTCGACAAATACGACACCGGAAAGCTGGCAAAGGCTTTGGGCAATACGCCGGAAGCTGATGGCGATGGCTATCGGTATCGCGGGCGCGGCTATGTCCAGATTACGGGGCGCGCCAACTATGCCAAGGCTGGCGGAAAACTAGGCGTCGATCTGATCGGTAATCCGGATGCTGCGCTAAATCCGGACATTGCTGCGCGTATCCTTGTTCGCGGATGCTCGGAAGGCTGGTTCACCGGCAAGAAGCTGGATGACTATCTGCCCGATGATTTCCGCAACGCGCGGCGCGTGGTGAACGGCACCGACAAGGCGGAATTGATCATGGGCTATGCGATTGAGTTCGGCAAAGCGTTAGCAACAGAAACCGTCCAGAAACTGCCGTCAACTCCGGTTGATGTTAGCAAAACCCCAAAAACCGAACACGTCGCGCCTGTCGTGTTAACCAAACCGTCGATCTGGTCGCAGATCGTCGCGGCAATCCTCGCAATCCTGAAAGGACTGACAAAATGAACCCCGTCTATATCCGCCTTGTGCTGTATTTCGTCGCGCCCATCCTCGGGACGCTGCCGGGTGTCACCTATGACGCCGCCGCGCAGGTGATCCAGATCAGCCTTGAAACGGCTGCTGTCGGTCTGGCGGGTTCGGCGCTGTTCACGGGCGCAATCTTTGCGAAGTGGGGGAAGAAGTGATCGCGCTGCTTCTCAGCCCCCTTCGCAGGGCCGCTGGCTGGGCGCTGGCGGGCCTTGTGGCGTTCTTGGCTGTGTGGGGGCTGGCAAAGCGAAATGCGCGACGTGAGACGGCGCTACAGGCGGCGGAACGCATCGCAAAGGCAGAACGCAAACGCGGAAGGATCGAAGATGAAATTGACCAAGACACTGACCTTGTGCGGCGCGCTCACAGCGTTGGCGTCGTGCGCCACACCGAACACTGATGGCTGTGCGGGGTGGCGTCCGGTTCGTGCATCGGCTGAGACGGTGGATTATCTGGCCGCGCACGATCCGGTCACGCTCAAGGCGATGATTGCCCATCAGGAGTTTGGGAAGGCACAGGGGTGCTGGTGAACCTGTAACTATTGATTACAGGTTCACCGACTGTCATTTCTGCACCTGTGCCAGTGCGCGGATTTGTGCAGCGGCTTGCTTTGCGTGGAATGTATGCGGCGGTGGCTGACATTCTGGGCAAGGATCATATTCAACCTTGATCTTGTAGGTTGATCCGATAACCTGCGACCATCCGACTTTTACGCGACCTTCACCACGACAGATCATGCATGTCCCAGCCTTCACCGCATCCGCCAGCCGTGTGAGTGCGTCAGTCATGGGTGCACCGCCTTTGCCGAGCGCACAGTTAAAATGATTACCGCCGCAACGGCTGACATCAGCAGTTTTCCAACGATCTGCCCCGCAATAAAATCCATCGACCCAAACGCCAGCCAAAGAAAAACCGCGCTGTCGATTACTGATCCGGCCAAACCAGATGCTACAACGGCCAATCCAAGGCGCTTGCGATGTATCGGGGTATACACCGCCAAGTCTGTCAGTTCGCCAATCGCGAAAGCCGCCACCGATGCCATGACAAGATCGGGTGCGGCAAACTGATACGACAGCGCAGCGCCGATCAGGATTGCGGCAACAGCCCATTGCCAGCCTAGAAACCGATGCACGGCATCCCGCAGCACAAGCGCAGCGCCAATCATCAGAACGCCTGACGGCGCGGCCAATCCAAATCCCACAGGGATCAGGCATGGCCCATTTGGAATGCAAGACCCGATATTTCCGATCATCCAGTTTGCAGCGGGGATAGTGAGCGCATAAAGCGCCAGAGCGATGTAGCCGATCATATTGCGAGGTCCATTTGTTCGGGCCGGTATTCCCACCGTGCCGGAGTTTGCATTGCGTCCCACCGTGCGCGCATTTTGGCGGCTGATCGGTGTGGCAGATGATGGTTTTGGGCAATGTCTGTGCTATCCACGGATGCAAATGGGTAGTGCATCCCTGATAGTTGCATCCCGCGAAGCATGTGCAGCCAAGGGAGTCGGCGATGGCGCGCAGAGATTTCGTTAAACACCTCGTCCATTTTACGCCGCCAAGCTGGTGACAGGACTACGGAATAATCGTCGGTCGATCCGATGCAGATGCGCGGCCACTCGTCACATAGCCGCAGCAGGCGGTTGATCGGCTCGTCCATGTGCCATACTGGCGCGCCCCGTTGCCCGTGAGGCCATTCGCGCAGCAGGGCGTCCTGTTCCTGTGTCCCTGCGTCAATCACATCGGGAATCACAGCCCATGTCGTTGGATAGTCCAGCCACGCATCGCACCAGTCGTAAAACCCAGCCCAATTCGTTGCCTTGCCGGATTTCCATTTCGAGAACGCACCGTTGTCCAGCATCACTGACTGCCCAATGACGTGGACGCGGCGCACATCATCTGGCCGGATATGTGAGACGCAGAAGCAACCGCCTGCCAGTGTTAGCAGCGTCTCAATCGGGGTGATTGGTGTGCCGTGGTAGTGCATCAAGGCTGCACCGCCTTGGCCGCTGCGAGGGCGGCGCGGGCCTCCATCACGGCAGATACCATGGATTGCGGCTCTGGGACTGCCAGATCAACCTCGTCATATTCGATCAGGAATTGTTCCGCCGCCTCCACCAGCCGCGCAATCACCTCGTCGCGGGGGTCGGGCTGCGCGGGCTGGACTGCGGCAAGGTCGGCGCGGATGTATTCAGCGCCATTCGTAACTACATTGAGGTCTGGCTTCTGCTCCCCCCAAGGCGAGTTGCCTTTATATTCCCAAGCCCAAATGCGTTCCGGTGCGGTCATTTCTTTTCTCCGATCATAGAATTGGCTTCGCCAATAAGGGCGAGGATAGTGTTAGAAATTCGCAAACTATCAGTTTCATCGATATGTTGAGCCAATCCGCGAACAGTCTTGGCCCACTCCATCGCCTTTTGATGGAAGGAAAGGGCAATCTCCGCCGCCTCTTTCAGCGCCGCTTCACGGATCGCGGCGGGGTCGATGGTGGCAAGGTCGGCGCGGTCATGTTCAGTCGGCTGTATCTCCGCCAGTTTGTAGCGCATTTGGCATGAGTGGCGCTTCCACCGCCCCAAGCTGATATGGCTTTCTCCGTCATTGTCTCGGCCATACCAGACCCACTCTACGGGTTTTTCCATCACACCCCGCCTTTCTTGCTGGCGGCGAGGATGGCGCGGATAACTGTCATGGGGGACTGCCATGCGGACCTGCACTTCCACCATTTCTCTATCTCAGCAATCGCGGCATCGCGCTGGATTAGGTCAGTCATTTGCGGGCCTCTTTCTCAAACAGTGCGGAGTATTCTTCCGTTGTCATGGTCAATTGAGCCTTGCCTGTAATCGGTTTGATCCAGTCAAAATCACGTCTCAAGTGTGGCTCAAACTCAGGTGATGCTGGCCTAACGAGAGACCCAATAACCTTCACCTTTGTGAAGTTATCAACGGCTTCCCATTGATACACGCGCCAGTTATCCGGCAGGTTTTTCTTTGCGCGGACATATGCGCTGCACGGATCGTCACGCATCACACCCCGACTTTCTTGCTAGCGGCACGGGCTTTTGCAAACACGCTGCTCCGCTCAAACGTCATTTTTCCTGCTGCGTGCTTATCTTTGTCGTGCCATGCCAGCACGGCATCCAACGCTTCCACATATGGCCCCACCGCCTCCGCGATCAGCTTATCCAGCGCGGCGGTCTGGTCGGGCGTGGCGAGGGCGCGGATGGCGGCGGCAGTAAGTGACCAATCAGATACGTAATCATCTGGGTTGCGACCCTTTGCGGTCATGTGTATGCGGTGCCGTTCGCAAACAATTTTAGCCGCCACCTCATACGCCGCAGCCGCAGCGGCATTGGCGCGGGTGAGTGCGGCCTCAAGCTGTTCAACTGTCGCAACAAGTTGCTCGATGCGAGATGAGGCACGGTAAGCGACAGACATTGGCACAAGACCACCACGAAGATGCAGCGCCAATTCGGCATCATCCATAGGCGGAAGGTCGCACTGATCCTGATGGTAGGTCACTTGCCCGCCAAATTTTTGCGCGGCTTCCTGAAATTTACCGTCAGCGGCCATTTTTTCGACTTCAACCATTTCTTGCTTTGATAGCGCGCGTAGAATATGAACGCCATTTGCGCTCTCCAACTCAGCAATCCGCGCTGCCGTGCCTGTGGGGTGGGTTTCGCGGTCATCCATCACAGCACCACCAATTCAAACACTGCAATAACGATTGCCGCAATAGCCGCGCCGCATCCCGCCGCAAGCAACACAAGCCGGATTGCCGCGTCGTCATCCTCTGGCACAAGCGCAAACCGATCATCGCGCGATGGGATATCGTTAGGTTTTTTCATTCTGCATCCTCCATGCGGTCATCGCGCCGCCGTTCATATTCCCAATCGCCGCGCTCATCATCCTGCAATGCCTGCGCCAATCCTTCGCTGGACCAGTAGTAGGTTGCCGCGTCAATGTCGGCTTCCGGATCATCGCTATCAACATTTCCGTCATCATCTGCGGTGTAGTCAATGCCGCGATAGGTAAATTCAAACATGCCACGTCTCCTTGCTTGCTGGCCTATGGTGACGCACCCCGTAGAGTGCGCTGCGATAGGTCAGGCGTTCAGTTTTTCCAGCTTATCAACATTGATATTCAAGATAAGCGATTGATCGTATCCCATCCGGCCAATCTGCTCTGCGGTATCACGCTCAGCAATCTTGGCCAACGTGCGAAGCCATGCGGCGTCTGGGCGTCCTTGGCTGTAACGCTTGCGGTCAACAGGCATTGCTGCACGGATACAGTCAGCACCATAAACGCCAAGCCCTGAAAGTTGAATGCCAACTTTGAGAGCGCGACCGCAGCAATCGCAGTTGGTTTGGTGGTTAGCGCCGATAATTTTGGTTTGGAACGTCATCTTCATTCTCCTTGCTTGCTGAAAACCACCTTACACGCACCACAAACACTTGCAAGCTATTTTTTTTGCTTGCGCTATGATTTTCTTGCGCTATGGTGAGGCATGGAAAACAAACAAACACCCCTAGATGGATGGTTGCAGCGCGAAGGCCGTAAGGGCGGATGGCTGGCAACTCAGCTTGGCGTAACGGATGCGATGGTGTCAAAGTGGCGCAAAGGTCACGTTCTGCCCATAGCAATCTATCGCCGCGAGATCGAGCGCATCACTGGCGGGCATGTTCCTGCTGATGCGTGGAAATAACTGCCACCGCCGCGTTACCTTTGGCGCGGCGCAACTGCCGCCTGATGTGTTCTCCCCATGTCAGGCGGCTTTTTTATTCGGGCATTTCGCCTAAATCCGCCCCGCGTCGGTTACGCGCAAAAGTGAAAGGCTGATTTCAGGGCAGCTAGGTTATCCAGACGCCCCCGCCCGCTAACAAATGCGCTACATTCGTCAAAGGCGGGGGCAAATCATCGCGGCAACGCGCGAAAGCAAATAAGCATCTGATCCATGCGCAGCGTTAAACGCTCGGCGGCTGTAATGATATGCACCCGCCCCATATTCGCGGCGATAGTGTTGCGGGCATAGCGGGATCACTCGCATGTCAGATCGCGGATCTGGTAGATGATGCACTTCAACTGGCCGCGATCCGCAAACCAAGCACGGCAATTTTGCGACACGCGCCATGTGCGCTTTGCCTTCCGCGCTCCGGTGACGCCAAATAGGCTTTACGCTTGGCAGATTGCTTTGGCAGCGGCTTGCGCGGTTTCTTCGGCGGCTTAAATTGCTTTTGGCCTAGCGCGCCACGGCCAGCAAGATCAGGCATCGACAAATGCCAGCACGTCAAATCCGCAAGCCTCAGATAGCGCCACCATTGCCTTGTCAAAATATGCGCGAAACTCAGGTTGCGTCATTGCGATAAACGCAGTGCTGTGAGGCATCATTCCTATGACATTGCCGCGCAGGTCATAGATCGGCTCCACAAGCCCCATGCGCACCTTTAGCGCCGTGTGTAACGCCTCACGCGATTGCCAGCGTCCTGTGGCCTCTACAGCGCGGGTGAGGGCCTGCCAGTAAAGGCGGTGATGTGGTAGGCTACGCTTGCCGCGCGGGATCAGGTCAAACTCTTGCCCGTGCGGATACCGTGCCAATTCCTCTGCATCAAATGCGGTGACTGGCGAGAGTTTACCCCCCGCCAGTTTGACAATCGGTTGCGGTGGCTTTTCGCGGGGTTTCATTGTAAACCGTTTTTAATATTGGCAAAGATGCACTGACGGTCAAACGGGTTGCTCAAAAACGTCCACTCCAAACCATAAACACGTTGAATATATGCGCTAGCCGCGTCTAGTGTTCGCGCTTCCGCTTCCGCGATCAGCTTATCCAGCGCGGCAGTCTGATCTGGCGTGGCGAGGGCGCGGATATCGTCGGCAATGGCCTTTGACTGCACTTTGCCAGCCTGCCACCGCATTATTTGCGGAACATCAACGTGAAACGCAGCCTTTGCTTTTTCAGTTTCAATCTGCTGTTCACGCATCCACACAAAATCATCCGCAATCTGCGCCGCCACCTCATACGCCGCAGCCGTCGCTGCTTTTGCGTATAATCCGAATTCTGTCATTGCGCCGTCACGCAAATCATTCGCTAAATCAGCCATCAATTCGCCCCCATGATTTTGAAGTGTCTATCAAATACGCGCTGGGCGGTCAGCTTTGCAGCCTCATCCCCGCCCAGCACTTGCGCTGCCGTATCTACTAGCAGCCCTTCATCCGTCCAGCCTTGCGCTGTCAGGTTGCGCATGGTGTTCAATGCGCGGTTTTCATTGTGATTGCGGGTCATGTTAGAACGGGATTTCGTCATCCATAGCATGACCGTCAGCGCCGTATCCGCTGCCAGCGTTGCTATCCTGCCCGCCGCGATCCACATCATCCTGCCGTTGCCCGCCGCCTTGGAATGACAGTTCATTGACCGCCAACCCAAGATACGCCTTGCCATCATGCGCCCTTGCCGTGGGCCTGCCGCTTAGGGTCAGCTTGCTTCCCTTGGCAATGTGGTTTTGCAGCGACGTTGCGCGCTTTCCCCAGATCGAGCAATCATACCACGTTGCATCGCGCTTATTGCCGTTTGTGTCTTTTCCGTTGTCCACTGCCAGCGAGAAACTTAGGACTGGTTCCCCGCCTTGCGTGGTGCGCAAAACGGCATCCTTGCCGACGGTGCCCGCGATTGTCAGAATTTGCATCATTCCACCTTTTTGATTTTGTTCATGCCTTTTCGTCTGCAACTATTTTCGCCAGTTCTATTTTTAAAATACGCCTGCACTATTGGCATATTCAGATTTTCTTTTTGTGTTCCCCACCTCAAGTTTTCAGGCCTGTTGTTTGATGGGTCTTCATCAAGATGCATGCATATTGGTTTTTCTTTGGTCGGCGGACCGTTAAACGCTTCGCATACAAGCCTAGCCACATTGAACGCACGCTTTAGGCCATAATAGTATATCATTAGGCGTTTAGGAGCGCCCTCCCTTCCGGTGGATGACTTCATCGGCCTGCCGGTTCTAGGCTTTGGGTTATAATGCCTAACCCCTCCGTTATGCATAACGTATGAGTATGGTTTTAACTTAATCCTGCCGTAATTAGATGCCATAACTTGTGGAACGCTTGGGACATCTTTCCATATTTCTTCCATTTTGCATCCTATTTTTACCTATAACAGTGTTATATAGGTAATTTTCAAAATTAGAAAGCAATCTTTTCCTGCCAGACTTTCACGCCTGCGATTTGCTTGTCTTTGTGATTGCGCCGCACATATTCATCAATGAACGCGGTCATAGCATCACGATCATTCGCCGCGATCCAATGCAGTGCTGATCGGTGATCCTCTACCTGGTAGCGCGTCACCGTGCGCATGCCTTTGACCGTATCATGCTTTGCAGCCATAGCAGCTTGCTGTAGCGCCTCTGCCTCGGCCTGTGCTGCCGCAGTTTGCCGCTGTGCTTCGATGTTGCTGGCATCGGCTAGGCGCGCTGCTTCCTGCGCTTTACGGGTTGCCTCCCAAGCCTCGGCCTCGGCCTTCTTGCGCGCGGCTTCCTTTTCAGCAGCCAGCCTGCGCTTGAACCCATCAACAGCCGCGACAAGCCCCTTCACGATCCGGTCCAGATCATCCAGCGTTGGCTTGTATCGCGCCTTTGCTGCTTTCCACTGGTCATAGATCGGCTTGGCTTCACTTTCCTCGGCGGCTTCAACAGCCTTGCGTGCCGCCTTGATTTCTTTTGTCAGCGCATCGATAGCTTTCATCTGGCCTTCGGTTTCAACCGGCTTTCCATCAAGCCAGCTTTCCGCCTCGCTGATGGTATCGCCAAACGCGGCTAGTGCCTCATCAATCGGGTCAGGCGGGTTATTGTGAAGTTTGGTCACTTGCATGTTTTGCACCTCAATACGGAATGCCATCATCGCCAAGATCGGCGGGCTTAGTTTGCAGTTCAGCCTTGCGGCGGTCTTTCTCAGCAATCACGCGATGATCCGCCTGCACGGGTTTGGTCAGGCCGCGCCATACCGATGCAAGGTCGTCAACACTATCAGCGCTGGAAAGCATCACGCATGCAGACCCTACGGCTACTTCATGCGTTCCATCGATAGCGTCCTGATTTTTAGGACGGTCGGCCTTCGGTTCTGACTTCGGCGCAGTTTTTGCAGCCGCGTTTCCGTCATCATCTTCCGGCGCAATTCCAGCCATGCCCATGAGGCCATACCGCCTACCATAGGTGAAAGCAGATCCATATCCCTGCATGTCGTTCTTGCCGACAATCAGAGGAACGCGGCATTCGACTTGCTCACCGCTATCGCCGTGAACAAAGATAGTTTTGACGTATCTTCCCGTATCATCGTCAAAAACAGGCTGCAACACCGCAATGCCGTGCTTGTTAAGCGCAGGCATGCATGCATCGCAAACGCTGGCAAGATCAGCATATTTTGACCGAAAAGCGGGGTTTGTGCTGTCCTTGAGCGCGCGGCCCATTTCCAACTGTGCGGCTGCAAGTGCGGCATACAATCCCTTATGGGTGACAGTTTCTGCCATGTTCACACCATGCCCAAAGCGTTGCGATACATATCCTCAATCGCCTCAAACTCGGCCAGAGCATCGCGGGCGATCTTCCGGTCACGGATCACTTTCCGCATTACCTTTACGTCAAAGCCGCGCCCGCGCGCTTCCGCAAACACTTCTTTTTCCTGCTCGGCAATGTCGCGCTTTTCTGCGGCAAGCTGTTCTGCCCGCTCAATAAACTGGCGCAATTCTGCCTCAGTCACGTTGATATCCGTCATGTCGTTTCTCCTTGCTACGGTGTTGACATAATGCACCATATAGCGCACGATGCAAGCATAATCGCAAAGGAGACGCCATGAATATCGAAGAAATCAGGGAAGCGCTGGCGGGCATGACCCTGCCGGAAATCGCAGAAGGAACGGGCGTATCGCCGCGCGCGGTGTTCAACTTTATGCATGATAAGGTGACGCCATCGCCGGAGACGCTGGAACGGATGCGCGCGTTTATTGACGGTCCGGAACACCATCAGCAGGCGCTGGCGCGGTTTGATGCGGCATTGGCCGAGGCGCGGGCAGCTATGGGCGCTGTGGTGGTCAACGTCACGCTACGGGCAGAACAAGCCGAGCGTGATCTGGCGCGCTTGCGGTCGGGGGGCCTGTGATGTGGGCAAATGCTATCGCTGCGGGGCTGAAACGCCTTTGGCAATCCGACTGCCAGGTCTCTACACAAAACTTGCACCCGACAAGCGAGGCCGTTTGTCCTATTGCCGTGAGCATGAGGCGGATGCAGTTGCGCGCAGAGACGCCGCAACAGGCGTTCCAACGGCTGCAAAGCCTGCGGTCGCAGATCGTGACGACACACAAAAACAACCCGCGCCGCGCCGATCTGGAAAGCCAAGCACGGCAAGCGGTCAAGGTGATCTTTTCTGAGGGGCGCAAGCATGGCTGATATGGTCAACAATCCGCCACATTACACTTCGCATCCGTCTGGGGTGGAGTGCATTCAGATCACCGAACACATGGGGTTCTGTATAGGAAATGCCGTGAAATATTTGTGGCGCGCCGACATGAAAGGCAATGCCATCGAAGATCTGGAAAAGGCAAGATTTTACATTGACCGCGAGATTGACAAGCGGAAGGCTGGGCTATGATTACCATCATCCTGCCGTGGCCGGATAATAAACTATCGCCAAACGCGCGCGTGCATCATTTTGTCTTGGCGCGCGCAAAAGCCAAGGCGAAATCCGCTGCCAATATCCTTGCGTTTCTCGCCTATCGTGAAATCGGCCGGCCGCAGATCATTGGCGCGGTTGACGTTTCAATCACGTTTAACCCACCAGACCATCGACGCCGCGACATTGACAACATGCTGGCAAGCAACAAGGCCGCGCTGGACGGGGTATCAGCCGCAATCGGTGTGGATGACAGCCGATGGGACTTGCGCCTATCCAGAGGCGACGTGGTGAAGGGTGGTAGCGTTGTGGTGCTTATCACACCTCGCGCCGTTGCTTTGCAAGTGATTGGGCAGATCACATGAATATCGTGACCAACGAAACGGAAGCCCTGCGGCGGCGCGTGGCGCGACTAGAGGCGCAAGTCCTAGACCTGCGCGCTGCCATTGGTCGGCTATCGCCAATCTCAGTAGCGCATAAAGCCGACGACAACACACGCGCCGAAATCATGGCTATCATTGACGCTGTGTCGGAAGCCCGCGCCGTGCCTCAGAATGCCATCCTTGGCGCTACGCGGCGATCACACGTTGTCAGGGCTAGGCAGGAATGCTTTGCAATGGCGCACCAGCGCGGGTTTACCGCAACCGAGATCGGCAGGGCTATGAACCGTGACCATTCCTCAGTGCTGAACGGTATAAAGAGGTGGCAATGCGTGACCTGATTGACGCTGTAGAGGAACGCGCCGCAATCATTCAAGAGGGTGAGAAATGCAGCCGACAGATTGCCGAGAACCACGCGGCGCGGCTGCATGGGTTTGCTGACTGGGCCGCGTTTAAGGCGCGCATTCGATCGGAGTTTGCAAAGTCTGGGCTATAGAGTTTGCAAAACTTTGCAACTTCGGATTTGCCTGACTTCCAGACTGTGATATACAAAAGAAAGCGGCGGCGGGATTGCTACATCCCAACCGCCTTGGAAGCGCAAAACTTTGGACGGTTCACGGCGCTTCGACAGAAAGCATATCGCCAGTGCGGGCATATTTCAAGAACCTTCCTGACTTTGGCCGTTCAAAGCAACGGAATTTTTACAGCCTGCCTCTTGCTAAATGGGGCTATGCCGCCGGGAACTCATCCGGCCCGCTTGTGTCCGGTCCATACTAGGCCAAGCAGATACGCGACGACTAAATCCCACCGGAGTTGTGCGGAGACGCACAATTATCGGGGGCCGCAATAGGATGCTTCCGAATTGCGGTGCAGGTGCAAATCCTGCGGGGAAGCGGCTGGCCCCCGACATAGGGCATCGCGTGGATAGGCGGCAGTAGGGTCTGGACTTCTCCTGTATATCGGGGGGAAGTAGCGGATGGCGATCTATTGCCTAAAGCCAAGATACTGTAACGAAACAGTTTACTTGCAGAGTTTGAGGCCAATGGTATCATTCAGTGCATCAGCAAAGGAGACGTGCATGAGTAATGACAATGATTGAAACCCCTGCGGAAATTTTGGCGCATCACGCCACGCGGCAAGCGGCGGATAGCTTTACCAGATGGCGTAAGCAGATCAAGAAGCCACTGAGCGAAACCGCCGCGCTTCGCATTGCAAAGACCCTAGCCGCAATCAACGCGGCTGGAGGTGACGCTTCCGACGCCCTAGGCATGGCAGAGGAGAACGGATGGCAATCAATCAAAGAGGATTGGTATTTTGGGCAACGAAATAGAAATGCGGCACGATCTGCCGACGCCAACGCCGCAGGTGGCAAAATCGCTATCGCCGCAAGATTTGCAAGAACACCGACGCAAGATAGCTTTTGAAGTATCGGTATTCTTCGATGTCGCTGGATACTGGCAGAAGCGCGCAGATACCCAAGAAGAAAAAAGCGTGTCGGCTGCGTCTCTAGCGTGGTGGTGTGATGAATTGCAGGACTGGACGATAGAGCAGATCGTCTACGCGCTGCGGAAGTGGAACCGTGAAAACCCGCGCATCAAAGCAACGCCGGGGGATATTGTCGCCATGATGATTGATCTTCGCGGGCGAAAGATTGCGGCAAAACTGCCGAAGCCGGACCCAGAACCTCCGCGCGAGAGGATTAGCGCAGAACAAGCTGCGGCGATTTTGCGCGATGCAGGATTTTCACCAAAGCGCATGTGATATCTCTTGCATCAACGCAAAAGCCGTGCAACTGTAAACCATCCAAGCAAGGAGACATGACATGGACCTGACGAAAATTGACAAGCCCTTCGGGGAACTGGACGACGCCACCAAGGGGTCGCTGCTGCTGGCGCATCATCGGGGTGAGGTGATTGAGTATTACGATGGTCTTAGTGTTGAAGTTACAAGCAACCCAATTTGGTCTCAGTTTGTAATCTACCGCGTCCAGACCAAGCCCGTGATTGGTGAGGTTGTGTTGCGTGGTGTCGGCCCAATTTATTACAGCCTGCATCCAATCACGGGGAGGGACAATCCTAACGATAAACTTCGCGTCACCTTCCCCACCCGCGACGGCCAGCACGTTCCGGGCGTCTACACCTCACCGGAAGGGCTGCAAATCAAGATCGAGGTGGCGGAATGACCATGCGTGAGAGGATTGCAGACTGGATCAGCGGAGGGGCACTGACGCGAGCGAGGCATGACGCGCGCCAAGGATGGGCAGATGGGTATCGCCACCGCATTGATGCCGAATGGTGCCGGAACAAATACAAAGACAAGGCGCGCATGGCCCATATGCTGCAAGAAAAACTTAACCGCATTGCAGCCTGCGAAACCCCGTCAGCCAACGGAACAGTGCGCCGCATGGCCCGTATTGCGCGGGGTGAAGTGGAATGACGCTAGATGAAATCATCGTAGCCAATGCCTACCGCATGCCGTCGCAGGTCACGCCATATCATGCGCAACTCATGGCCGACCACATGGCGCATAGATCCTACAACGAAGGCCACCGCCCGCATGTGATCTGCAACAGCCGATTGACCGAAGCCGCGCAAGCTGACCGCATCAATGTCATCTCAGATCGTCTGATGCGCGTCCTAATCGACGGTGACGCGTCAATGTCAGAGCTACGCCAGCGCATGCAGGTGCATTCTGACGACATTAGCGCGGCACTGGAAAAGCTGATGATTGCCGGAAAGATCACATCGTTTGACGTGCATTCTGGCACAAAAAACCACCGCGTCATGTATGGGGTGAAAGATGGAAGTGCGTAAATCAGGGCCAAAGCCAGAGGTCATGGCGGTATATCAGAGATATGCCAATCAAGGCCTAACAACGGCAGAAACAGCCGCAGCCATGGGCGTCTTGCGATCAACTGTGCGCGCCTATGCTAAGGATCACGGTCTGGCATTTGTGGACTATAACCCATGCCGAACATCAGTAACACCATCGCCACAAACATCGCAACGTGACGTGCTGACAGTTTTCAAAAAAAGCCGCAACGAGCTTGGGCATTTGGCAAAGCCTGTGCCGATCTCGCTGCCGCGCCCCCCGTTTGAAATTGATATGGATGCATGGACATGACCCCACACATGGAAGCCATAGCCTACCGCATCTGGGCCTATGCAAACCCGCGTGAGTGGGATTGCAGCTATGCCGAAATTGCTGGTGGCACCGGCATTAGTGAAGATATGGTTGCGCAAGTGATCCGCGCCAAAGGCTGGCAAGGACGTGTGCCGCATGGAAAGCCTGCCGAGGCCGCAATGGGTGCGCTACATCGCAAGGGTCATGCCGTCGATCAGAATATCATCGGCGTCGATCAACTTATGCGTTGACGCAATCTTGTGGCATGATAAACAAAAGGGGCGAAGGCTCTTCGAACTTCCTTCGCCCCCCACATCAGCGCAAAACCAGCAAGGAGACAGCGCCAATGGATGACCAGAATTTACACGATCAACGGAACGCGGGCAAGGGGCTTGCGGAATATCGCGCGTTCATTGCATCACGTGCGCCAGTGACGCATAAGGCCGGATTTTCTGCGCGCCCCATCAATCTCGCCGCAAAAGCGCATCAGGTATCAGTCCTGAACTTTGCGCTGGAACGCGGGAAGTCTGCTGCATTCTTGGACACTGGCCTTGGCAAATCGTTCATTGAACTAGAGTTTGCGCGCCAGTGTGCCGAAGAAACTGGGAAACCATCCCTGATCCTGACACCTCTTGCTGTTGCTGGCCAGATGGTGCGCGAGGGACAGAAGTTTAACATCGATGCTCGCCAAATCCGCGAACAAGACCAGGTTGGTGCAGGCGTCATGGTCGCAAACTATGAACGGCTTGCCAAACTTGACCCATCCAGCTTCGGGGCAATCATCCTCGACGAAAGCAGCATCCTGAAATCATACGCCAGCAAAACACGCGTCATGATCCAAGACGCATTTGCGGATACGCCATATAAACTAGCGGCAACTGCCACCCCATCGCCAAACGATCACACCGAACTCGGAAACCATGCAGAGTTTCTTGGCGTGATGCGCCAGCAAGAAATGCTGTCAAAGTGGTTTATCAATGACACCGCCACGGCTTCGCAAGAGTGGCGGCTGAAAGGCCATGCTGTGGAGGACTTTTGGCAGTTTGTCGCATCATGGGCGCGGTGCGCTACGCTCCCATCCGATCTTGGCGGGGATGACACCGGATATGTCCTGCCTGATGTTGATCGGCGTGTTCATACTGTCGAAGCAGACCGCATGGAAAACATCGCGCAAGGCATGCTGTTCCGCATCCCTGAAATGAGCGCAACCAGCTTTCACGAAGAAAAGCGCCTGACTATCAAACAGCGGTGCGAACTCGCTGCCGATCTGGCAAGCCATGATAAGCCTGTCACTGTATGGTGCGAGACCAACGAAGAAAGCGCCATGCTGGCAAAAATGATCGATGGCGCAATTGAGGTGCGCGGCGATCTTGACCCAGATGAAAAGGAGCGCCGCTTGCTTGGGTTTGCTGATGGAGATTATCGCGTTATCGTCACAAAGCCAAAGCTGGCAGGGTTCGGCGTGAACTGGCAACATTGCGCGCATGCTGTGTTCGCCAGCATCAGCTTTAGCTATGAGCAGCACTATCAGGCCGTGCGTCGGTCGCATCGCTTTGGGCAGTCTGAGACTGTGCGCAATGACATTGTGATCAGCGACACTGAGGCGTCAATCTGGGAAATCATTAACGTAAAATCCAAGAAACATGACGAAATGAAGCTCCGTATGTCACAGGCTATGGCGCAGGCTCAATCAACATCAACCCGCCGCGTGAAGTATGAACGCCCGCTAGAATTGGCGTTCCCATCGTGGATCAAGTCGGAGTATGCAGCATGAAACAACCAGAGTATCAGGGCGCAGGATGGGCCATCCACAATAGCGATTGCATTGAGGGCATGCACGCCATGCCGCCGCAGTCTGTTGACTGCGCTATTTTTAGCCCTCCTTTTGGTGACCTTTTTGTGTATTCAGATAGCGAAAGGGATTTGGGCAACGCCGGAACTGGCCAAGCATTCATCAACCAATACTCGTTTTTCGCCGCAGCACTGACCCGCGTCATGAAACCTGGCCGCATGGTTTGCGTTCACTGCACAGACTTGCCAATGCGTAAGGGGCGCGATGGCGCTATCGGCCTGCAAGACTTCTCAGGCGATCTTATCAAAGCCCACACCGATGCGGGGCTAATCTACCACGGGCGCGTGACGATCTGGAAAGACCCTGTAGTCGAGATGCAGCGCACTAAGGCGCTTGGCCTGCTATACAAGCAGATCCGCAAAGACAGCACGATGAACCGCGTCGGCATGCCTGACTACATGCTGTTTTTCCGCGCGCCGGGTGACAATCCTGATCGCGTTGAGCATTGCGCGCCGGGTGATACCAAAGAAGGCGTCCGCATTGCTAAAGCATGGCTGCACGAAATGCACCGCAATGGCCTTGCATCCTCTGTCCCATCCGACGATCAGATTGCAGCACTATTGCCGCATGTGGAATTTGACGTTTACGAGTGGCAGAAACTGGCATCGCCCGTGTGGATGAATATCCAGCAAGGCAACGTCCTGAACCGCATGAAGGGCGATAACGATGAGCGCCACGTTTGCCCGCTGCAACTAGACACAATCGAGAACTGCCTACGTCTTTACAGCAAACCGGGTGATGTAGTTATGGACCCTTTCAACGGCATCGGGTCAACTGGCTACCAAGCGGTAAAAATGTTCCGCCGCTATCTTGGGTTTGAGTTGAAGCCTGAGTATGCCAAGCAAGCCGACAAAAACCTGAAAGAGGCAGAAGCATCTGTTGGCGATCTGTTTGCAGGTGCAGCATGAACGCCATGAATGACGATGCACGGAAAACCACTGATGCTATCATCCGATCCGTCATCCAGAGCGGCGGGACCGTTCAACAGGCATCGGATGCCGCTTTTGTGACGTATAGCTATGCCCGCAAAATCGTGGAGCGGATGAGGGATAACGGGCACCTCATGACATACATCGGCAGACCCCCAAAGCTGACCGCAGAACAAAAGGCGCAAGTGCTGGACATGGTGCTTGCAGGCCATCGCCGCGAAGATATCGCAAAACAGTTTGGCGTAGGGACGACGATGGTCAATAACATCGCCCAAATGCGCCATGAAAAAAACATGACAATCCACCGCAAGGCCATTATCCGCGCCGATGTTGAATTTGCCCGCATGGGGCAGCGCATGGGGAAGATCAGAGACGTGTTTTGTGGCCTAACGCACGATGACATAAAGAAAATCGTGGCTGACATTCCAGAAGGTTGCACCGTAGCCGATTGGCTGCGGTCTATCGTGGTCGATGTGGTGGAGGATATGAAATGACCGCGCCGGAACACATCTATCTGCAAGACGCTGGTGATTATGACCGCGCATCGCAGTTTGAGGTAACTTGGTGCGTTGAGCCTCAAGATGATGCTGATACCAAATACATCCGCACCGATCTGGCCGCGCAAATCCGCGCCGATGCGCTGCTGGAGGCGGCAAAGGTGATTGGAGACCAATACCGAAAAGCCATGGCTTTATCAGATAGAGACCTAACCCACGATGGGAAGTCTTATGCTGCGGCTGCTTATGGATGGTCGGAGCAAGCCATCCTCGCCATGATCGACAAGCCAAAATGCGGTGACGCATGACATGGGTTTTGATCCTGAATCTGTCCACCATGGACCAGACCATCACCGCAGGCGTGTTTTTCGACAAATCCATGTGCGAACTTGCTGGAAACGGGATTGGCCTGCAAATCCAAGACGCGCAGCCTGAAGTGCATGTCATGTATCGATGCGATCAGCTTGTGGAGAAATCGGCATGAAGTGTGGGGAAATCATGGGAAACACAGAGCGTCAAGAGACAGTCGAGGATATCCGCAACAGGATTATCAAAGCCGCGCGCGGAGCATTTGGGCATATGCCGGAATACAGCGACTTCGACATGGTTTGCCTTTTGGCATCAATGCTTCAACGGCACACAGAAGAGCGCAACCATGCCTTGTCTTGCGTGGCATCGCAAGGGCAAGCAATTTCAAGAATTTACGTCAAGATAAATGAGGCGCTAAACATCAAGCCACTATAGCAATTCCTAGCCCGACCATGGCTATAAACTGGCCCTAATCGGATAGAGGGGGATGTGTCGCATTGCATGTTTTTGCGTCCCATCATTCGAAGCAACGGATCGGCCCATAAGGCGACATACTCCAGCCGATGCCGTTGCCTTGCCCACGACAAGCAAACGTGGCATAATAGAAAACCAATCCCCGCACTTGGGATAGGTGCAGAAAAGTAAGGAGAATACCCATGAAATACACTATCGCAGCCGCACCTATCTTTGCAGCACTTGGCACTACCGCAATCGCTGACGCACCCGCAGGCGCATCGGCAATGAACTGTGACCCGACCGCATTTGTTGCCGTTCTGACCGCAGATGGCCGCGTGGCATACTGGAACAACCCGACTTGCGTTGCCGTTGGCGGCGACGGCACTAGCGCACCGCGTCAGTAACATTGTGGGGCGGTGAAATATCCGCCCCATATTTTGACCATGTGGTAATTTTTCCAAATGCAGGAAAAAAAGGGAAAGCCGGGAAACCCAAATCCGTCACCAAAAACTCGCTTCCAGAAGGGCGAGAGCGGAAACCCGAAGGGCAAAACATCGGTGCAAAAGAAGCTGGAGCAAACCACAGCGGAAGCTGCCTTGCGCAATGCCGAGGCGGCTATTCGCATTCGTGAACGCATTCTGCGCGCGGCTGAGGCGCGGCTTGTTGAGCTGTCAACAGAGGAAGTGCTGTCAGAGTTTGTAGAGGCTGCCATGTTGAAGCTGCTAACCGACAGCGAAACGCGGGGCCTTGGCGCGCCTGTGCAGCCTGTCACGGGTGAAGGCGGCGGGCCGCTTGTCATCCAATGGAAAACTAGTGCCGACGATTGAAATCCCATATGCGCCGCGCAAGTTACTGCTGCCGTATCACAACCGCAAGCAACGCTTTGCCTGCCTAGTGGCGCATCGTCGATTTGGTAAGACAGTGGGCGCTATCAATGACCTAATCAAGTCAACACTGACCAATCCGCGCCAGAACGTGCGCACGGCTTATATCGCGCCATTCTACAGCCAAGCCAAGGCAGTTGCTTGGGACTATGCGCTGCACTACTCCGGCTCAATCCCGAACATCGCCGTGAACGTGTCGGAGCTTCGCATCGACTATCCGAATGGGGGACGCTTGCGGCTGTTTGGCGCGGATAATTATGACGCCATGCGCGGTCTATACTTTGACGATGTAGTTTTGGACGAGCCTGCCGACTTCCCTGCAAATGCATGGCCCACCGTCATTCGCCCCGCCCTTGCAGATCGGGAAGGGAGAGCGACGTTCATTGGAACTCCAAAGGGCAAGAATGAATTTTGGGATATCTACGACAACGCCCGCAAAGACCCTAATTGGTTTTGTGAGGTTTATCGCGCGTCGCAAACTGGCGTCCTACCGCAGATGGAGCTTAACGAGGCCCTAAAGACCATGGGGCCGGATCGATACGATCAGGAGTT